GGTTGGTCCGACGCAGCGTGTATCCCTACATGGCTGTTAGTCATCGGCACCAGCCCGACGACTGCAAACGTGGCTACCGCCACGGTCTTAAACATTAAAAAGGCTCCTCGGTAGCATCAAACGCGCTGGTGAGCACGTCCAGCATTGCTGCCTTTGTGTCACTGTTCTTTAGCACGCCGTAAGCAATCTTCTTGCCTGATGCAATCTGCTTCTCGCTCAGTGAACCCTTTGATGCCCACTGCTGAGCAAGGCTCGCTAGGAACTCATTGTCAGGTGACATGTTCGCTGCCTTGATGATGTCAGCAATCTCCGGTGGAGCGTCGCTTGCATCAACTGGAGCTGATGGCGCAGACTTGGTAAACGCTGGCTTTGCAGACTTCGTGAATGAAGCCTGAGCAGCCTTGTTGCCGTCGTCGTCGTCGTCAGCCACTAGACCAAGGGCAGACATGTAGGCATAGCGTCGAGCGTATGTAACCGCTGATCCCTGTGCCTGTGGGTCATCCTTAACCATGTGCAGTTTCATAGCGTAAGCAATGAACTGACCTGACTTGTGTAGCAGGTAAGTAAGTAGTGCGTCACTGCCACTCTCATCTTGTGTGATGTGTTGGCTAATCGCTAGACCATTCTTTGCTAGAACGGGACCGGCGTGTTGCACAACATCTGGCAACGCTGCATACTTGCTCTTAAAGAAAGGGTTGGTTGACCCCTTCGGTACTGCTGAGAACTCAGCTTGTGCTGCTACAAGAGCCGCGGCTAGTTCGTTTATCTCTGGACTGTTCATTCTTCTTCTCCTATTTCTCTGGCTGAGACTAATTTAACGTACCCAACACTGTGTACGCCATTATGTAATACATGCTCCCAATGCCAGTCCTCTGGCCAAGTGCTAGTAAATCCACCTAGTTGGCTGTCATGGTCACAATCAAATTCAATAACTGCTCTGTAACGCTTTACTCCCGTTGGTTCGGCAGCGGTCATGATTCACTCCTTTTCTGTAGGTTGCTTTGGTTAATCCATACCTGACCTGGACCATCCTCTAAACACACAGTACGAAATGCACAATACTCGCACTGCCATGCTCTCCCGTTCGGGTCAAGTTCTTCTAGTCGCCCATCGTCATTCAGGGCAATACGTTCTGGTAGGTAACCGTTCTCAATGTTGTAGTGCATACCGTTCATGCGCTCCAACTCAGCCATTGCTAGTGGCTCCCAAATGGCTCGATCTATGTGAAACTCAGCGAGTACACGGTCATAGCCGCTTAGGTTCATGCGGTCAGCCTTCTGCTTAGACAAAGCTTCAAAGGTAATAGAACCCATGATGACTGTCTCAATGTGTACGCTGTCGTCGCCACCTTCAATGCCTAGGGCGTTCATACCAGCCTGGGCAATAGCCTTCTTCGCTGGTCCTTCAGGGTAGGAGAACTCACCCTTCATACGCTTCCAGCCCACTTGCTTGTCAAAGCCATAGGAACCCATGGTCTTTAGTTCGTACAGTACGTGAGTGCCACCGATGTAGCCGTAGTCAGTGCCTAGGTCTTTCACTGGAATAAATGCGTCACACGATCCACTCACAAAGTCAGCGCCACTGGCTACTTCAAACTGTGCGGTAGGGAACTGACGCAAGATGGCGTCTTGTAGCGCTTCGTGTACGAGCGTACCGATACCTGTTACCCAGGCACCAGCTTCGTCCATTGGCTCAGTGGGAACGGCATCAAAGGCTGCGTAGCCTTGCTGTCTCCCACACGACCATGCTGACGAGTACCGTAGCGGTGTGTTTAATGCGGTTGGTTTTGGTGTCTGCGATTTCTCCCACAGCTCTTTCACCAAAAGATGAGTTAATACTGGTTGTTTGACTGGCTCCATTTGGAACCCCCTTTCAAGTCACTTATGATACTAACGGGGTGTAACACCCCTGTCAAGCATTGTTCTAGATTCTCGTCAACCTATCAAATTGTTCGTGCCCAGAAATGACCCTAACGGCCTTACGCCCTTCTTCTTTTGTGTCTGGGTTAACGTATTCTTCATCCCAATACCATTCATAATGAACGTCAATGGCACAAGCATGTCCAATAATTGCAGAAATGTCATAAAAGTTATTTATTCTGCTTTGAGGACAAAAGTTACATGAGTAACCCTTGCGTTCAACGCTGTAGGTAAATATTTCTTCGCCCGTTGCTCGATCTATAAATTGCGCTCTACTCATACCCATTCCAGTCCACCAAAGTCTCGGCCATTGTTCTTTACTGCAACGAGGTTTGCGTGTACGTAGGAAATCTGCTTCTCCTCGTGCCACGGGCTAGGGTAGAACGTCTTGACCCATGAAGGCTGGAACTTTGCTTCAATCTCAGGCACGTACTTACGGTAGTTGTCCTCAGTAAAGTACCAGAACGAGTTCTCGTTCCAGAAGGCTACGTGGGTGGGGTCCTGGTGGGCGCCACGGCCACTGCTGTCTGGGGTCATACTTAGGAGCATGCCACCGTGAGCCAATAGTTTCCAAATCTTGTTCATTACTGCTACCTTGTCTGGAATGTGCTCCAGGAAGTCATAGGCACGGATAAGACCACACGAGTTGTCTGGTAGGTCTAGCTCTAGGAAGTCACCGATGTAGTTAACGTTGGGTCCACCGTGGATGTCCACGCCTAGGTAGCCTTCAGGCTTGTCGTGTGCCGCGCCTAGGTCTAGACAGTGCAGTTTGCGTCGACGTGCCCAGGCCATTGTGTTGCGTTCAATGTACTTGTGGTACAACTCAACAGTTTCTACCTGAATCTTGGCGTTGGTTTCTGTCTGTGTTTGTGTCTGGTCTGGGTGGACGCGCTGTAGGTACAGGTTCTCACGGATGTAGTAGAACTCACCCACCTGAAAGAACTTAGCCATAAGGTCTTGGTCGTCTAGTACAAAACGATCTGCGTCATACCCACCAGTTCGCTTGTAGGCGTCAGCACGGAAGGCACGTAGGTGGTTCGGTGCGTACCAGATGTAGGAAACGTTGTGTGGGTACGGTGCAAAGCCAGCAGCGACGTTGTAGCCGTCAATGTCCTTGTATGTCCAGCCGTGGTTAGAGTCAAACCTATCTCCGTTAGGCGTACCGTCAGCATTAATCTGAGCAAACTGTGAGTAGCAGAACACCACGTCCTCGTAGGTGTCAAAGACTTCCTTGACTTCTTCCAAGGCTTCAGGCATGAGCTTGTCGTCGTGGTCTAGTTCAACCAGGATGTCGCCGGTGCAGTAACCGACTGCTTCCTTCTTCAGTGCTCCAACGTTTGTCTCAACAGACCAGTAGATAGTGACTCGCTGATCCTCTGGACCATTCCATTCAGCGTCGCCGTTGAGCAGTACAATCCACTCCCAGTCCTCATAGGTCTGTTCGTTGAGTGAGGTGTAGCACTCGTTCAGGTACTTCGGATCGTGGCTAGGTGTAAATACTGAAATCACTTTATCTCCCAATTATCTAATGCTTCGTTTAACTGCTTCAATGTAGCGTTAAGCCGTTCCAATGATTCCCCGATAGCCCAAAGGTCTACCATCATCTCAACAGCGTCTAGTTCACTCTTCATCTTTAATGCTCCCCATAATTATTGATGCGACAAATAACAAAATGCAGAATAGCACACCGACAGTGGTTCTCATGGCCTTATAGCCATCCACGCAAGAGTCCAAATGCAGACAAGGGTAATTATTGTTGATGTGGTACTCATTTAATCATGTCCCAAATAAGCATAAGAATCGCTCCAGTAACAACACCGATAGCCCAAATTAATCCAATAACAACATAAGACATAGCACTCATTTCCAGTTCCTAATTGCACGAATGTACATAATTACGTACAGGAAGCTGTACATAATGAATCCGTACTGGCGTGTGTGTATGGCATACACAACCCATACACCTTCATTGAGGATAAGTATGAACCAACCCCAGACTTTCTTACCACCAACAAAGAACAGGCCACAGGAGCCAATAACGGCTAAGACCCATGACCACATCAGGAATTCCACACCGTCTTGTACTTCTTCATCATGAACTGTGTGAGTCGAACGCCCTCGTACTTGCGGCATAGGTAGTCAAGGCTTACAAACATTGGGTCATAGGAGCCGTCCTCTACCTCGTGACAAATGATAATGCCACGCCAGTGAGCGTTGCCTTGGTATCCCTTGTAATCTTCGTCGTGAAGATAGCATGCACCGGCAACTAGGCCGTGCTGTGACTTGCCACTAACGAACTTAAGTCCGTAGTCAAGTACTTGCTGGTGTCCCATAGTAAATGAGTGTCCCAGTTTGTTTAATCGCGCCAAGGCTGAACCGCCAAGTGGCTTACCAGTCATGGTGTTAGCCCAGAAGTGGGCGTAGTACACTCCGTCTATAGGTACAGGCTTTAGGAACGGGTGAACTTCCCAACCAGTTTCCGCATAAATGAGGTCATCCGTTGAAATGACGCCTTCAAGCTGTGCGTCCGATTCCACCGCTCTGTTAATACGATCCTCATGGTTTCCGAGAAGTATATGGCGCTCCGGCTGCCAAGGACGGTGCTTGAGTTTCTTTTTGTGTTTGTTGTAGGCTTCGAGTGCTTCATTTAATACTAACCATGCTGAGTTTGCCGCCTCAATGTCTTGGGTGTAACGACGCCCTTCCATTGACTTCTTGCCCTTGTCATACGACGAAAGCGAAGGCATGTCAGCGTGGTCGCCTAGGTGAATAATCTTTACTGGCTTATCTCTGAATTGGTCAACAATGTATTGCCCAATCCAGCGCAGGTGGTCTTGTGGGACTCCTGCTTTTGCTTGTGTATCAGGGATAATGATGTGGGTAGTCGGCCTCATGATTCCATCCTTGCTAGGTAGGAATCATTCTACATCAGGTTGTGCAAAAAATGGTGGATTACTTGTTGGAAATTATTGCAGCAGCAACTTCAGCCGGTGTGGTGGTGTAGAGGTCGCCCCAGTCGCACGCTTTAGCAAACCCACAGAACCACAAAGCGCCAGCCACTAGGCCGGAGCAAATCCACGTATCGTCTTTTCTGAGGCAAACGGCGTCGGGTAGGGCCATGTCTAGGGCACACGAAAAGATTGACAAGAATCCGTATTTAGACCCCACCTGGGTCAAAAGAAAGTTCATGAACCTGACTCGATCTAGGTCAGCAGGGAAAGGGACAACCTCGTAGGTGCCACCTGGAGCCACCGAGGACAACAATTTGTCGCTGGTAACGCCCTTGGCTTCAGCCTGGATAATCGTCCAGTCGTCGCCTACCTGCTCGTGCAGGACAGCAACGTGGTTAAACTGGGAGAAGTGAGTCTTTTCAAACCGCTTCTGTGCCCAGCGGATACTGGCTCCGATAATGCCCTTAGATGTACAAAAAACTAAATCACCCTGCTGCATCATCACCCTCTAAGATTTCGATTCTTTCCTCTAACAATGATAATTCATTGTCTTGACGAACGTCTGTTACGTCCTCAATGTTCTCGTGTCCATGACGAGTGGCGAAGTAAGTGCTGATGTACGCAGAGATAAGACAAAAGCAAACTAACTGCCATGTAAAGTGGCTAACGGCAGTCTTAATGCAGAAGATGTTGGCAAGCCAGTAGCCCACCTCGGTCATGCCAGCAACGTGTGGACGACCACGAGCTTCAGCCTGAACCATAAGCACAGAGAATACGTTGGCAACGCCAAGCGATAAGGCTGCGAGTAATGCTATCTTCATTCTTTGTCCTTTAGTAATTCGTGTATTTCTTTTACCAGAGCGTGTGTCTCTAGGTCTAGGTTGTAATCCTTAACCGAGTGCTCAGTATCAAATTTCTGCATTTCGTCAGATAAACGGTCAGCTCGTTTGGCTGAGATAAGTAGCACTGATCCTTGTAGGCCAGCCACCATAGAAAGAACTAGGTTAAGTCTAAAGAAAGGTGCAGGGTCAATGCCAAAGCCAGCAGAGAGAATCCATAACACCATGGCGGTGCAGAACACAATCAGGAATGTCCACGTACCCATGCCATGACGCATAAGGTCAGCACACTTCTCTCCAAAGGTGCGTTGTTTATTCGTATTCAAGGTCATTAAGGTGGGTTTCAAGTTCTTTAGCGACACGCTTAATGGCTTTCTTGTTTTTTTTCTGCTCGTCAATGATTTCAAAAACTGCTTTCTCTATCCTGTCCACGGCGTCCCGCAGTGAACTACCGTGATTAGGCGACAACTCAGATTTCACTTTCTTCCAAACAATACGGCCAACAAAAAAGATAACGGGAAAAACAAATACTGCCAGTACTTGTGCAATGTTGGAAAGGCTATTCCAGTTCATGCGGTTGGAACGGGATGTGCTGACGTTGCGTTCAGTTGGTTGGTGTTAAAGCGTAGGTAGGTCTGTGGAAGTCGTCCGTCTTGTGATACATGAACATACGAAGGGTCGCCTTCTTGACCATGGCTAATTGTTAAAGGGTTCTGAGCGTTAGCACCAGACACGTCTACGACGAGTGCTGTGTGCCAGCCGGTTCCAGGGCCGTATACAATAACGTCACCAGGCTGTACTTGAGCAAGGGGAATCTTGGTACCGTGGCTGAGCAGTGTGCCGGTGTAGCCTTCGCCGTCATAGTTTTGACCGTTAGGGTCTGGTGCGCCAGCGTGGTTGTAGCAAAGAGTTACAAACGCTGAGCAGTCAGCAAACACAGGCCACTTGATTGGGTTCTGGTTGATGGCTTCCATGCGTTGTCCACCTTCGGTGTAGTGGAATTGCTGGTGGTGAGCTGCAAAGTACTTTGCCCAACCTACGATGTTTGATCGAACGTCTGTCATTATGCTCCTGGTGTTGTTGGTGCTACGTACTTAGAAATGCAAGTTGCGTCGCAAAAAATAAGTGAACTTGGAATGAATTTAGAAAACTGTTTCCTAGCACCAAATGACGCTATTAAATACCCATTGGTAGGTGCGATGGTTGCTGAACATCCATCGCATGTGATTGTTGTGTTGATGCCCATTATGCTCCTTGTGTTGTAATGTTTGCTGCAAATGTCTTAAAACATGCAATGTTGCATACCGCAATGGTTTCAGAAAACAATGCTTGATTGCTACCATTTATGTTTTCAAGAAAAGATGACCAGTTGCCACCTAATTCAAGTGTTGTGTTACATCCATTGCATGTGACTGTTCTTGTAAATGAAATACCCATAATTCTCCTATGTCTTAATAATTTTGTTGAGTGCTATATAAGGTGAAATTGTGCTAAACGCTGAACCACCACCAATGGCACTTGTAGCCACTGCTCCCGATGTAGTCAAGTCGTTAACAGAACTGCTTGTATCAGTAATGTTGCTACCAGTGTTGTAAGTTCCAGTCAAACCGGATGCTGCAACCATTCCAACAGGAGTTCCATCTCCGGTAGCAGTCATACGTCCTGCGTCAATTCCACCAACAACACCACCAGTTCCAACAACATACGAGTGACCAGTACCGTTGCCCCAAAATGAACCGTAGTTTGTTGTTGAGTCAGCACCGTGCGCGTGAGTACCACCAGACATTGCGTGACTGTGACTCAAACCTGATATTGAATGATGGTGCGAGCCTTGATTAAAACTGTGACCGTGGTTAATGTTAACTGAGTGATTGTGCGATGGCATGTTTGAAATGCTCAATGAACTTGTTGACGAACCACCAGTGTTACCAAGTCCATAACTTGAACCGGCACCAATAACCATTTTATTTCTTGCGTCAGGTAAGTTGAATGAACTACCTGAACCACCATACGTGTGACCAATAGCGGCGTACAATGCTGGGTACGTAGCACTACTTACAGAAGCACCATTACAAAGCAACCAACCAGAAGGAACACTAGAACCTGCGTAATCCATGATGACACCAGCAGGAAGTCCGCCAGATGATCCTGAACCTGTTTGTGCCGCAACATTTCCCCACTTAACATTGCTACCAACACCAGTTGAGAGAAGAACCTGATTAGGTCTTGACGTTGACGGTGGTAGCCAAATAGGTGCAGAAACGTTTTTCATTAGAGAGAGGCGAGGTTAGATGGACTGTAGGTGTACTGGCCAATGGTTTTGAGGTTCAACACTAAGTCGCCCTCATAGCCATTCTCCCAGTTGTCACGACGCTTGTGAGGAATCCAGTCAATGCCATCTACTACTGCCGTGACTTGAAGCGGTCCTTCAGTGTAGGTAACAATGTCTTGATTCTGACGACGTGTCTCTAGCCAGAACAGCTCGGCGTAAGGGTCGGTAAATACTTCTAGACCATCCACTACGTTGACAGAGAACATCTGTATAACAACAGAAATCTGTGTGCCCTGAACAACTGCTGGCCATGATTTAAGTGTCCATCTGTTGAGGATTGGCGAAATATCATTAGTAATTGTCTTAGTGCCAGCGTTAAGCGTTACTGTTGTGTTGAACTGACGAGCCTTAATCGTGGTTGAAGTAACCGTGTATTCATTAACCGCACCAGATGTAAACGAACCTGTTGACGGAACCGTGAACGACTGGATAAGAGTAGGGTCATTTGGTTCAGTTATAACCAATGCTGTTAGGTTTGATCCGTTAGTAGCAACACCGTTGAAGTCAAAGTAGACAGGAATCTTAGGGTCAGGGATACCGTAGTCAAAGATTCCAGAAGTAATCTGTCCACTGGCTACATACTTAGTAACGATTGGTATGCCACCCTCATTGGTTGCGTACGGACCGTAGATGCCCTGACCACTTACTGCCATAATTGGCGTGCACGTTACTGGGTCCCAGTCAATACAAGAAATAATTCCTTGGCCTGTAACCATAAGGTCTGAAGCGTAAGCAGGAGTTAGTGGGTCGCCGTTGATGAACGTACTAAGTTCTAGTTTGCCTAGACCAGTGCTTGTTGTGTCGTAGTTGTTCCAAGTAAACCATACGTAGCGTCCATCACCAACAATTGCTGTAACTGGGTAAGTGACAGGCTGAAGAATGTTAGGAATAAGTGGACCTGATTTAAGGTCACCCGTAGCAGTTGCCGTTGGGTCGTAGATGCTTAATGTCTGTGTCATACGGATACCACGATTGGTTCCAATAAAGATGTAGTTTAGGTATGACTGAATACATGTTGGGTATTCGTCGGGTGACATAGGTAGTGCCTGTACTGGGTAGTCTAAGTTCCATGGAACACTGGCAGATGTCGCAGTAATTGTTTGAACACTAGTGGCACTAGAAGTTGAAGAACCAAGCATGTTTGAGCGGTAGATGGCGCCACTACCCTTGTTGCCAAGCGGTGAGCTTACGTAACCAGCAAAGTAAACCTGTGTGTCTCCGCCGGTAGCACCTGACCAAACCCAATTATCATTCTCGTGAGTAACGAGTGTGTCAGGAAATAAGTTACTTATTACGTGCCCACCAATAGACTCTGTGTCCATACCAAGACTAGGGGTTGAAATGATACTAAATGTTGTGCTGTTTGTAATGTCGTTTACAACAAAGTCACCGTTCCAAGGACTTGCGTTAATACCAATAACTTCCATTTCAAGTAATGTGTAGTACCCCGTACCGGCATTTGCATCAACTATTGATTGAGTTAGATTTTGTGAAACGTATGAAATGGTTGTGTCGGTTGCAGCAGTAATGACAATATTGCTATCAATGTATGTAGCATTATTGACAAAATCGGTGTAGGTAATGTTAACAACATCATTTGCTCTGAACGGATTGTAACTACCAGAAAAGGTTGTAAGCGTAACGCTACCAGAGTTGTAATTTAGTTGCTCGTAGAACGTATCGGCATTTGAGTTAGAAATAGTTATTGGTTGACCAACAGATAAATTGTGGTCAGCCTTTGTCGTAATTGTTGAGTAACCCACTGTCGGAGTAAAACCATCATAGTCACCAAGGATAAGGTCAATATCTACGCTGACATTAAAAGTACTAGGTGGTGAACCAAACACTGGATAACCTGTTGTTGATCGTGGCTGAAAGGCGTAAAGGCGGTTCTTGCTAGAAGCAATCAACTGGTCGTTAGACCATGCCACCATGGTGTAACCACCGCTGTACACTCCAGAGTCGTTGGCTGCAAACAGCGAGAAGCTACCAGCACCAGTGCCAGAAGGCTGGGCGTACCAGATACCAGAACTGGTTGCTAGGAATACAATGGTGTCGTTCGTAGCAATGTCGTAGATGGTTGGCGAACCACTGAGAGATAGTGAGTACGAAGTTCCCCATGAGCCACTAACGAAGTACTTGACTGTAGAGCCTTCAACAACAACTACGTTGTCACCGCAACGGCTCATAAGAAGCGTGCTGGCAGTCGATCCGTAGAGTTGCTGAGTGTCGGGAAGAAGTGTTGCCTGAAATGGGTAGGAGAATACGTCTACACCCTTAGAGTTCAAAAAGCGTGTCTCTTGATTGTCGCCCTTGCGGTCAAGTGAGAACTGACCAGCACCCATTGTCCATTCAACTTGCTCACGGCGCCAGAGTCCCTCAGTGTTAACGGTACCCTCACCAGTGATGTTGGTCATCTGGATTGATTGACGCTGTGCAGGAATAGTTTTGTGACGGAAGGCTTCGCGACGGTAAGGCTCAAACGAGGTGTCTATTGCGTATTCTTTTTTTTCGCTAGTGCCTGGGTTGTAAATACTTACTGAAGCATTGGAAGTGGTAGACATTACCAGCTCCTTACTTTGGTGTACTGACGCTGTAGACGGTCAGCTTCCTCACTAATCCTTTGCATGCGACGGTTAACAAGAGCGTTCACCGAACCAGCAACAGCACCAGCAGGTACGTCAATGGCTTTGCGTGGGTCTGGCTGAGACTCCAAAAAGTTACGGCTGATTTCACGAGGTAGAGTCAGGTCAATCTCAGCACCGAGTGGTGGCAAGTCCAACATGGTTGGCGTCATGTTCGGAATGTTAGGTGAGTTAGCACCACCAATAGTTACGGCAGTTCCGTTGGCAGTAGCGACAGCACTCATGGTTACAGTGGCCGCACCGACGTTGATAGACGAGATAGTAGTTCCGCTCTGGATACCAGTGCCACCAAGGAGCATACCAATGTAAAGTCCAACAGTGCTTGAAACAGATGTAAGCGTTGCTGATCCGTTAGTTGTGGTAGCAGTGAAGTTAACCGCAGCGTTGACACCGTAACCGTTGAAAGGTGGGGCTTCGTCGTTAGTTGCAGGGGTGTTGATAACTGAGTCAGACGCCGCTACGAACTTGATAAATGGAGCCGAGTAGGTAATGTAGATAGGCAGACCTGGCCAACCTGGTTCACGGATAATAAGTCCACGACCAGAAGGGAACACTGGGTCAGTGCTGTTCTGTTGCCAACGCACTACCTTCCAAGACTTGATGGCTGGGAATGTACGGTACGGTGGAGCAATGCGGTAACGGACTTCTAGGATGTCAATGAAGTTGTCTGGCAGGTCGCCTAGGTCGTAACCAGCAAAGACTGGGTTGTAAGTAATCTGTGCCACGCCTACACGGAACAGTCCGTTAGTTGGGCTAGACAGTGAGCGAAGGTCGTCGTTAATTGCCACGCCAATGTCGTAACGGCTGTAACGAGGGTTGATGTAGATAAGGACGCCAGCAATGTGGCTGGTTGCTACTGAGCCGTAGTACCCACGGGTAACGGTGGCAGTCAGGGTGCTGGAGTTCCA